GGGTCAGCTGACCATCGTAAGTATATTCTTGGCTATAGGACGAGGAGGATAGCCAGAAGAATACCACCGACAGTAATAGCAGTCGTTGTATCATTCTTTTCCTTTCCGTCATCTACAGGCTGACGCTCGGGATCATTATCCCATAATGCTTGTGCAGTATCACCAATTTCTCCTTTATAAGGACAAGGTGTACCAGCCATTTCCATAGCTTTATACACAGTTTCTTCTTGGCACATTAACGCTACTGCTGCAACTTTCATTCCCATATTATAGAGAGTCTTTGCATTTTTAAGGCGTTCACAATTAAGATCACGGATATGGCCACCACCAGACACGCCGAGTATCTGAGTTTGTACAGCTGCAGAATATGACACAGTACATGTATCATTTCCGCCTGATTGTATTGACGGCGCTATAGCTGAAGGTGGAGGGGATATCACTTCTTGAGTAATGTTACTATCATTAGTATTAACATTAGTGTTAGTATTATTTGCAGTACTATCGATAGTTGTATTATTGGTATTGTTATTAGTATTGGTATTAGTACTAGTAGAAGTGTTTATGTTAGTATTAGTATTATTTGTAGTAATATTACTAGTAGTATTTACAGTTTGATCAATTGTAGAATCAGTAGTTTGGTTTACTGTTTGATCTATCGTAGAATCAGTTGTTTGATCTATCGTTGTATTATTCGTGTTTGTATTTGTATTTGTCGACGTACTCGTACTAGTGTTAGTATTATTATTGTTATTAGTATTAGTATTCGTACTAGTGATAGTCGAAGTGTTAGTATTAGTGTTCGTATTTGTATTATCACTAGTGATAGTCGAAGTGTTAGTATTCGTATTGTCAGTGGTTACTGTACTAGTTGTAGTATTATTTGTCGTACTATCGGTTTCAACATAGCTAGTGCTGTCGAACAAACCATCTGCGTCATTCGTTACTGTTTGTGCGAAAGCTGCTGTAGATAATGTAGCCATAAGTACACTACCTAAAATAATCCTTAGCATTTGTTTTATCCTATACAATTTCTTTTTCATAATAAAAACATTGTATAGTTTAACACATCAGGTTATGAATATTTATAAGATTATTAGTTGACATTACGTATAGATAGTATTAGAATGGTTACAGCATTGGAGAAATAAATTGACAAATAAAAGTGTCAAAAAGCTGACAGAAGAAGCCGGCTGGCTTAAAAAGTTGTTTAGTGACTTATATCAAGTGACTTTATACTTTGACGAGGAAGATGGTACTCAATCTGTGCGAGTCTTTTTAATGAAAGATATAAAAAGACTCAACAACAAAATGCTAAAAGGTGTTGATTGGGAGGGATGCAAAATAGAATTTATTACGACTAAACCTTTCACTTATGAAAAGAAAAAGATATATTAATGAGATGGCTTGATTACTTAGTGTGTATATATTGCGCTTATTATATTCAAATCGGAATATTTGCTGGTGATATACTTACGCTTATCATTGGAATAGTTGCATATATAGTATGGGAAAAAGCTGCTTTACGTGGAGAATCGAATAAATGATTTTGAAAAATAAGTTTGTAGCGTTTGCTGAACTATTAGAAAATGCTATGGTTGAACGATATAGAAAAGGTACAACCCATCCTGATGTAGTTGAAGCATTTGAAAAGGCAAATTCATATAAGCGAGATATACTCAATATGATTGATAATATTGAAAAGCCTAGAGAGTCTGAACCTATCGATAGAAACTATAAAGGGTTTGAAAAACAAGAACGCTATTATGAGTATATGAAAAGGCGATTAAGAGAAGAAGATTTAACATGATTACAATATATGGAAATACTAATTGCGTTTGGTGTGATAGAGCTAAAGAACTATGTGATCAATACGAGTTAGCTTATGAATACAAAAGTATTCAACAAAAAGAATTCTTTGCAGAACTGCAAGAACAAGTTCCAGGCGTGCGTACCGTGCCTCAAATATTTTGGCACAAAAAACACATTGGTGGATATAATGAACTAGCAAATGAAATTGAAAATACGAGGAATTATGGAGATGGACAAGTCTGAAGTACTTGAATTATTGCATGAAGGTGAAGTATTAGTAGCTTTTGAAAAAGCTGATGGCACAGAGCGCAATATGCTAGCAACCCTTACTGAAGTTTTGTTACCAGAACAAGTCGATGTTGAGGAACATATTCAGAAAAAGAAACCTAACCCAGATGTATGTGTAGTATGGGATACTGAAAACCAAGGATGGCGTAGCTTTCGTTGGGATAGATTAAAACGAGTGAATGGAGATACTTTTGGAAGTTAACGAGCTAAATAAAAACGCTAAGGGTGGTACTGAATTGATGGCGGATCGATTGCGAGAGCATGTCGATCCAGAATTGCTTGATCAATTTCAAATTATTCAAAGTCGATCGCGTGAACTTGATCCCGATAAGAAAAAGATTTATTGGTTGCATGATTTACCAATGGATCCTGAAGTACAACACCTAAAAGACGATGGTTGGAAGAAATATGATAAGCTTGTATTTGTTTCTCATTGGCAACAGGCTATGTACAAAGCATATCTTGGTGTACCATATTCAGCTGGTATTGTATTGCGCAATGCAATTAAACCTATTGATGTAGTTGAAAAGCCTACTGACAAATTACGTTTAATTTATTTTTCAACACCACATCGTGGACTTGACGTATTGTATGCAGCTTTTGATGCTTTATCAAAACAATATACGAATATTGAATTAAATGTATTTTCTTCTTTTGAGCTATATGGATGGCCACAGCGAGATGAGCCATACCAAGATTTGTTTAAACAACTCGAAGATCACGAACATATTAATTATCACGGTGCCGTGTCGAATGATCGTATTCGTCATGAGTTACAGCGATCTCATATTTTTGCATATCCATCGACATGGCAAGAAACTTCATGCTTATGTTTGATTGAAGCAATGTCTGCAGGTCTAGTTTGTGTACACTCTTCACTTGCAGCTTTACCTGAGACCGCAATGAATATGACACAAATGTATGACTATACCGAAGATAAAAAAGAACACGCTCAACGATTCCATGCTAATCTTGCTTCGATCGTAGAAACACTTGGCGATGAAAGCAAAATGACAAACGTAAATAATGGAATTGGTGTAATGAAACAATTTACCGATAGTCTATATAATTGGCAAGCACGTGGAGATCAATGGACATTTTTATTAAATAGTTTGCAAATGGACTAAATTAACGGTTGACATTCTCAAAACATTTTGATAGAATAGTTCTATCAAAATTAAAAAGGATATATCATGGCTCGAAATATCGCTAAAAAAATCAAAAAGGTTAAACCGTCAAATGCACGCAAATCAATCTTAGCTGAAGAGGCTAAGGTTGGTATTGCTACTACTGATTGGTCTGCAGTATCTGCTAGTGATTATAATGATCGGATCCGCGAAACACTTCGTCATTATGGTTATTTCTATGAACCAAAGGATGGGTTTAAGTGGGCCGCTGAATGGATCAAAGCTAATTTAGAAAAGCAAGCACTTACTGAGTTTAAGGCTAGCCCCGAACGTGTGTTTGCTATGACTGCTGGTAGCTTATGTAAGATTATGCTTGATGGTGGTAAACTTAACGAGTCTGCTCGTGCTATTGTAGATCGTGAAATTGCTGCAGCTCGTCAGCGTGGTATTGCGGCTATGGTAGCTAAGGAAGAAAATACTGACACACCTAAGCGTACTATTGCCGACATTATGAAAGAAAACACCTCTAACTTTATTGGTGAAATTGAAGAAGTAATCGATCGTATGGATACTGAATACTCAGTTTACGATGAAATGAAAAAGATTGATGCTCCTGCTGTAACTGCAAAAGCTATTATTGATTACTATACACCTCAAGTTGATGAAATGAAAGAACTCATTAACGACAAGCCTGAAGATCTTGTCGAGGCCTATCGTCATATGTCAGCTAAAGAAAAGCGTGACTATCTTAAGTTTCTTGAGAATATTGTTGACGAAGCTGAAAAGTATTCAATGTCGAAAAAAGCAGTACGTAAAACACGTGCTAAAAAACCTAAGTCAGTTGATCAACAAGTGGCTCGAGTAAAATATCTAAAAGAGTCAAAAGAGTTTAAGCTGGTAAGTATTGATCCATCTAAGCTAATTGGCTCAGATAGCGTGTATTTGTTTAATACTAAGACACGTCAAATGATTCACCTTACAACTAATGATGCATCAGGCTTTAAGATTAGTGGTACTACTATTCAAAACTTTGATGAAAAAGCTTCTAGCCGTAAGACTATTCGTAAGCCAGAAGAATTCTTTACTGAGTTTATGAAAGCTACTAAAGCTAAATCATATACACAATATGCTAAGCTAACTACTAAACCGGCTTCTGCAAATGGGAGGATTAATGAACATATGTTAATCCTTAAGGCTTATACATGAGTGATAATATAATTGAGTTTCCAAAAAAGAAAACTTTACACGTAATAGAAGATATTGATAAAGACAACGAAACATCAATGTTCTTTGCCGAAATAGGATTCCACGTAGCGCTTGACATAGTTCAAGCGTTATGGGAAAACGGGTATGACGTAAGAAATAATCCCGAGTGTATACGCGATATCTTTATGATAATAGAAACTGTACGAGCTTTAGGTCATAGATCTGAAAACCAAAAGTATGCTATGCAAAAAATATCAGACTCTACATTTAACTTTTTTGATGATGAAGAACGTATTCTTTATGAATTTATTGATAATTTAGAAGAATAACGGTTGACATTTCTATATAACTATAATAGATTAATTAGGTATATAGATTAGGAGAAACACATGTCTATTTTAGTAGACTTAAATCAAGTTATGATTTCAAACATGATGGTACAAATTGGTAACCATCACAACGCACAAGTAGATGAGAATATGATTCGCCATATGGTGCTTAACTCACTACGCTTTAATCGTAAAAAATTCCACGAAGACTTTGGTGAACTTATCATTTGTTGTGATGATAAGAACTACTGGCGTCGTAGCTACTTTCCTTATTATAAAGCAGCACGTAAAAAAGCTCGCCAAGAGTCTGAGTTAAATTGGAATGAGATCTTTGCAGCACTTAATAATATCCGTGAAGATCTCAAAACATTCTTTCCTTATAAAGTAATTCAAATCGATACAGCTGAGGCTGACGACATCATTGGTACAATTGTACATACCGAAGGTACACCACTCAACACTGGCATGCCTTTGCTTATTTTGTCTGGTGACAAAGACTATGTACAACTG